ATAGTCAAACACTCCCCATTTACAATTTTCTTCTGGAATAAATATAGATCTAATCAATGGACCCAACTCTTTATGCCTTACCGGAATCTGTTGTAAATTTGGATTAGACATTGAAAATCTTCCTGTCACCGTTCCACCTTGATCAGATCTAATTTGATTTATATCTGCATGTATTCTTCCTTTGTAAGAATGTTTTGTGATTGTATCTATAAAAGTTGTGTGTGCTTTATTTATCTCTCTTGCATTTGCAATTGATTGCGCAAGTTCATGTGGATGATTTGCTAAAAAATTTCTTGTAAAACTTGGAGCTCCTGTTTTTTCTGTTTTATCATAAGGAAGTTTAAGTGCATCAAATGCTTTTGCAATAGACGCTGCCGCCCATAATTCTACATCAATCTTGGTTAACTCTTTGATTTTAAACAATAATTTCTTTTCTTCTTCTATCAATCTTTGTTTAATTTTCTCTGCTTTTTCTACATCAACTCTTACTCCTTTAAATCTCATATCTACAAGACAAGGAAATAATTTTGTTTCCATATCAAATATATCTACAAGATCTTGTTTATTAATTTCTATTTTCATTTCATGCCAAAGTTTTAAAGTAGACTCTGCATCTCTTTCTGCATACTGGCCAACAAACATAGATGGAAGTTTCCATAAATCTTTTTTAGGATCGATTCCGTATTCTTTTGCTGCTGCTTGTAATACTGCTTCACTTTTACCAATGCCTGCATATTCTTTTGCAAGTGTATCAAGACGATAACTTAATCTATTTTCATCTACGAGTGATGCTGCAATCATAGTATCTCTAATATCTTTTGGTAAGGTAAGTCCTGTTGATCTTAACCAAGATACGTCATACATCGCGTTATGAAATATAAATGTAGCATCTTGTTTAAATAAATCTTGTAACCAATTTAAAACTAATTTTTTATCCATATTACCACCGCCTTGATGATCTATTGGATAATATGCTGACCAACCTTCTACTGCCACAGCAACTCCTACAATTTTACCACGACCAACCACGTTCCCCGATCCTAGCTCCATTAAATCCGGATCGCAGGTCTCTAAATCCACTGCTATTTCTTTATGACCACGTAGATCTTTTAGTTCTTCTGGTACCACCCATTCTGTTTGTGGTGTAAATAATATTTGTTGAAACGTTCTCATTTATAATCTCTTTCCAATATCATTTCTAAATAATGAATTGCTTTTAATATATCTTCCTTCTTACCTTTTAATCTATGTCTACAGATATATTTAATTGCATTGCCTTCTGCAAAAGGTAAACCATTTTCGTTAATAAATACAGATGGTTGTATTTTCATTACTTTATAATGTTTGCCACCTATTTGTTTAAAGAATGCTTTGTTTGTCATATGATGTATGCTTTGTTAAAATCTCTTGGTTCTATTATGTGAAGTTCTTTTTTAGCTCTTGTGCAGGCAGTATAATATAATCTATGTAATTCATCTGGATCATATTCACTTTGTCTAATAGCTGCTGCTGTTAAATCTGTTAGGATACAAATATTATCTCTTTCACCACCTTTGAATGAGTGAATTGTAGACATAATAATTCTAGGGGTCTTATTTATCTTCTCTCCATTTGCTCTCATATTACGAATATAATTTTCTGTAATTGTATCAACACCTTCAAATGATTCATACCATACTTTATCCGTAAGTAAACCATGATTTTGTTTACAATCATTAATTGTGTATTTTTCTTCTGCCTTTAATGTTTTAGCATCTCTATATTTTTGTGCTACATAAGCTCCTAAATATTTATATATATTTTTAATTTGTAAATAATTTAAAGCCATACCATTTCTAAAATCTTCCCAATTGCTTAACGCTACTAACAATTCTAGTTTAACGGAATTAAATCCTTTATATTGATAATACCAACCCTGTAGTTCACATAATTCTTTTACACCATCTAAAAAGTAATTAGCTGATGCAAGAACTGTCCATTCTCCTTTAGACATATCTAATTGAGCAATATCAGTATGATACCTTAAAATACCTGTTTCTTGCCTTGGTTTATAATCTTTTTCATATCTATTCTTAACTCTTGATATAATTCTTTGTGATAATTCATGTATAGGACCACCAGGAATACGATAAGATTGATTAAGCGTCCTGATCTCATCCACCTCATCCTTTAGCGCTATAAAGTGATCTACGTCGGCTCCAGCCCACTTAAAAATGGCTTGGTCATCATCACCTGCAATATAAGTCTTTTCTGCTTTTTTCCATATAGATCTAACCATATCCCATTGTAAATGTGATAAATCTTGTGCTTCATCTATAAACAATACTTTAAATTTTGGTGATAGATCTCTTTCAATAAACTCCTCTATTAAATCAGTGTAATCTTTTAATCCTTTTTCTTTCTTATATCTTTTTAATTCTTGATCTAATAAAAACAAAGTGTCTCTTTCTATATCTAATAAATTATTTCTTGAATCATAACATTTCATTAGATCTATCTTCTTAATTCTAGCTGTACTTATAATAGTTAAGTATTCATTATCTGAATTAAATATACCATTCTCATCAGAATAAGATGCAGTCTTAATAGGTATATTGCATTTAACTCCAAACTCTTGATAATCTTCACGACTCATCATTCTATCTTTAGTCATACTTAACATTTTAAAAGCTAAAGAATGAAGTGTTTTAAAATATATTAAATCATGCTCTATACTTAATCCAAATTTTTCAGAAGCTCTTGTTGCTGCTTCCTTTGCTGCCTTCTTTGTAAAAGAAAAATAACCTATCTCTTGTGGCCGTGTTCCATTCTTTATAAACTCATCAACCAAGTTTAATAGTGTTGTAGTCTTTCCTGTTCCTGGTGGTCCTAGTATTATTGTTTTCATATTTTTTTAACCTCCTTTCTAATATTTCTTTTTGCAATTTTATTTTATTTAATTCTTGTTTTAATAATCTGTATTTTAAAAACCAGTTTATTCCTATCATTAAAAATGTTCTTCATTATATTTAACTTGTGATATTGTTGGATCTATCTTCTTCATTGTTTTAATCTTAACTAATCTAGGTTCTTGACCTTTTATATTTTTTCTAGTTTCTTCTATAAAGATTCCTTGTTTTTTTAATTGCTTAATTAAATTACCAGTCTTTGCTTTGTCCATCTCCCAATGATTCTTTTTACAAAAATTATAAAAGTCTTCCATTCTGAAATATGTAAATTCTCTTTTATCATCTGTGTATGGAAGTTTATTAAGTATATCGTCCATAGTTCTTGCGTTCTGTCTATTCGTAGTCCAATCTTGTAGTAAAGATATAATTTGATTTAATGGATCTAATGATTCTAAAGGTTCAATGGTTTCCATTTTATCTATTAATGGTTTTAAATAATATTCTCTCCAATCTTTATCTTTTAGTTTTGGTATAACAAGATCTGCTTTCTCAAGGATAGCAATAGAGAACATAACTGGATTTGCTAGATGTTCTGTTTTTAATTCTATTCTTTTTTCTTCTTCTCCTTCACCCACATTTAAAAAATACTGTGGTGGATTAGAATTATACTTCATTAAATTATTTAACAAAGGCATAGCATCTTCTTCAGAACCAACACCAAATTTTTTAGTTCTACATAACGATGCATTACAAACATCTACAATAGGTGGAAGTTTACATCTATATTTGTCGTAACCTTTTTTGCCAATAGATTTTAATAACTGTTGTACTTCATTATTACTTAAGGGCTTTGTCATGTATTTAAGATTAGCTTCGACGACTTTATCTTGCCAAGTATCAGGATCTGATTGTTTAAAATATATGGCGATATTAAACAATGCATTATTCCTAGATCCTTCGCTAAAGCCATCGCGAGCTAATCTATTTAAACATGGAGGCCCATCTTTAAATGCTTCTTCTATCTTCTCTTCTTTGATTTCAATTTTCTCAACTTCTTCTTTGCTTTGCGCGTAAATATCATAGAGCTTATAAAATTCCTCAAGTGACACAGCGGCGCCATTATCGTCGAACGCATATCGTAGTCCTTTTGTTTGGTTGTGGTAG